TACCGTATTTAGCCATAACTGTAGATGCTAAACGTTCCTCAAATGACGCACCAAATAATTCATCAGCAGAAACTAATTCAGAACTTTTAATTACCCTACCACTAGGAGTAGTGTAACTTGTATCTACTTTTTGAATAGCCTGCATTGCTTTACGTTTTTCTGGAGAAACATATTTAGCAGGATTTCTATCAAAAACATCTAGTATTCTAGATTTAATTAAACCTTGAGTTTTTTCTGAACCACTCCAAGCAGCAATGGCTTTACTTCCTGCTTTACCTCTACCAGTAAAAAATGAAAGTATTTGTTTTGGTTGTGCTGTCATACCATACACTAATGCGTTGTCAGCAGCAGATTTCCAACCAAGGTCAGGAATTAATAAAAAGAATGCCCAGGCTTTATTAGCAGCCCTAGAAATAGCATTGTTTGTTAATCCACCAGTTCCTTTATAACGAAGAAGTTGATTAACATTTCCTTCATTTAAATTATAAACTTCTGTTAATAGTTGGTCAAAATTCAGCATAGATATGCCAGGTGTTGTGTGCAGTATTTGACTAGGTCCACCAAAACGATTAGCCAATAATGGCGAATCCATTTGCTTTGGGATTTTAAACTCTGGTATTGGTCCAAATCCTTGACCACCAAATATTCCATCTAATATAGCACGCTTACGTGCTATACCATCTGCTGTATTAGAAAAACCAATTTTATCTAAATACAAATTGTATAAACTGTGAAGCATATTAAGACGTTCTTCTGGCTCTATTAATAGATAACGCTCAGTTAAAGCATTAGCCATTAGTTTATCGCCAACTAAAAGACGACTAAAATTTCTAAATTCATTAAGAGAACGCTCTACATAACCATCTTTATAAAAGATTTGTTTTTGTGCTGGTTGAATAGCAAAAGCATTTCCAACAGCCTTCTTAAAATTCTTTTCTGAATTTGTAAGAGTTTTAATAACATCATCTTTATTAGGGTCTATTATACTTGCTTGGAAACCAGAATCATACTGTCTAATTTTTAATTGGTCAGCAAAATATTTTTCAAATTCTAACCAGTTATCTTCTACTTTTTGCGGTATAGGTGCTTGACCTTCAATTACTCTACGTTCAATACCATTAAATGTTTGGTCATACATTGAACGTAAACCATCTGTAATACTTCTTGTTCTACGCTCAAGGGCCACGTTGTTTTCTTTAAAAAACATTCCACCATTAACTTTAGCATTTACAAGATAGTTTGCATATTCTCCACGTTGAAAGAATTTTTGCATAGTTGGTAAATCTGTTATATTTACAAGATTTTCAGAATCATCTAATACTTTTGTAGTAGTTAAAAGATTAATAACTTCATCATTATCATATTCTGGAAAGTTATTAGCAATCCTATTTCTAATAACACCAGCCTCAACATAATTTTTAGCACGTCTGGCTTCACGAAGTTCAGTTATATTTTCAGCAAGCCGTGTGTGATAAGAAGCAAAAGATGGAACTTGAAATAGTTCATCTACTTTTTGAATTGTAGATTGAGAAGAATTATTAAACTTTTCTGCTAACTTACCGCTTTGAGTTAAAGCCCTAGAAGTACCACCAGTTACATAGGTCAATGGGTCAAAGGCTATTGCTGCTGCAAAATTAATAGCGCCAGATGGGCTTACGTATTGGTCTTTAGAAAAAGGATTAGGATTACTTACTAACCATTTTTTACCATTTTTAGAAGTTGTTACTTCGGCTGCACCAAGAGTAGGTAATGCTAATGTAAATGGAATTATATAAGACCAAGCACCACCATCTTTAGGTGGATGATTATTGTTAGCCCAGTTAGTATAGTCATTACCAATATTTACTTGATAAGCCTTGTGTTCAGCAAAAGCCTGTTTCCACTCTTTTGTGGCACCACTAAGTTGAGCAACTGCATTTGCCATATCAGCATCTAGTTGACCATACTCACGCATAATCTCACTAGGCTTTTTGCCATCAGCAATACCCATTGCTAGTGCAGACATAGCCTTGCCGTATTTTTCTTCTAACTTTTTTACGGCTACGCCGTCCCATTGATTGACACCATTCCAGGCATCACTCCAAGTTTTTTTAGTTAGTATTTTTTGAAAAGCATTTTTATTATCACCAGTATCAAAAACACTTCTAAGTGCTCTGTATGGTGTTGCAGGTGGAGTTAAATTAACATAAGTTTCTGCAGTATTAATAACACCACGTAATGGAGTTTTAACAAAATCAATTATGCCAGAACCAATTTTTTTAAGTAAAGATTTATCCTCTAATTGATACTCAGCATTAGGATTAAGAAATACTAAAGCACCTTGGACCTCTGGGTCTAAACCTTTAAATTTCTTTTTAGCCTTATCTAAGTCTCTAGTTCTAGCAAGGTTTTTATCCAAGTCAAGAAGGTTTTGAATATTATTAATTACAAAACGTTCTTCTGGATTCCACTGTCCAGCCAAAGATGCTCCATAGATTTCTGGATTTCTGTTGGCTAAATTAGTATTTACCCCTAAAGGTGTAGGTCCTACTGGATTGGTAAAAGACATTACGCCTCATTTAATTTATTATAGACAGCCTCTAACGCACCACTTGTGTCATATTGCATAGCACGAAAAATAATGTTTGCTGGGTTTACTGCAGGCATTGCCATTTGGCTTGGTCCTGGACCTTCGCCCCAACTAGAACCATAAGATATTGGTTGTTTAGGAAATTGTGTTGGCTCATCTAAAGCAACAATTGGTGGCAATTTAGCCTCTGGCATTGTAGTAGTTCCAGCCATAGGTGCTGCAGTTTGTTGGTCGTAGGTGGCTTCGCCTTGTCCATAAGGAAGTCCAGAAATATATTTAGCAGGTTGATTTGAAACATTTAAATCTGTTCTTTTAGACATTGGTCCAATACCAGATACTTCTTCTCTAATTAACTCTGCCATTTTATCTCCTACTTAGTAAATTGAGTTTTAACAGTTGCAGTACCGCCACACCATACGTTGTATTGAATAGCAATATTAATTGCTTTCTTTGCAGCCCCTGATGCTTTAGCGTGAGTTTTAGTTTCAGACTCTAGTGCTGCTAATGCACCAAGTGCTAAGGTTCCACCAGAACCTATTGCGTATAAACCTTTATCATCTTTCATATATCCATAGTCATCACTAACTTGATATATTTTTCCATTAAAACAAACTAGTGCATCCCAACCAGAATCATCATCATTCTTTGTTTTAGGTGTTGGGTCGTATCCACCATCTATTATTGTTTGTTTCATAGATGGTAATACTCTAATCATCATAAATCTATCTGGGTCTTGCGTTTTAATTACTTTAGGTGGTTGCCATAAGTTATTAAGAATATCTCCTACAATTGCATCACCTGCAACTGCAATTAAATATTCACCAACCTTAACTATTTTTTCGCAACCTTTGGCTACATATGGTCTGTCTTGATATGAGGTTACAGTATCTGCACCTAATACAGCCCAGCCTTTACCTTGGATACCTACTATTGCTGTCATTATCCCCTCGCAAGTTATCTACGTACTGCAGTTCGTGCGCTAGCCGTTCCTTCTCCGCTAGCATTTAAACTAGCAAGTAAAGTTTGTAGTGATGGTGGTGGTCCACCAGCAGGAGAGCCTCCTACTGAAGCACCAGCGGGAGCAGGGGACGTTTGCTCAACCATAGAAGGGGCAGCCTCAGTAGGAGGTAATTCTTCAGGAGTAAATACTTCTTCAACAGCATCTTCAATGCTTACACCTTTTTGACGTGCTTTAATAACGTCAGCAACTTTCTTAATTACAGCAGATGGGTCAGCACCTTGTACTGCCATTTGTGGAATTGCTTGAGTGTATGCTTGTAAAGATTGAACTAATGATTTACGCATTTGCTCAATCTCAATTTTTTCTTGCTCTTGAGTTACGTTAATACCAAATGGTAATTCACGCATAGCAAGGTCTGTTGAAATTAATCCACCGCCTAGGGCTTGCAACATAAAAATTAAACCTTGTGCTGGATTAAGACCAGCCAACATACCATATCTGACATCTGCAGAATAATCTTTTTTAATGTCTTTACTTGGTAGATATGTAATCTGATATGGACTACCAGCATCTACACCACGAATAGTTTTTTCGTAGTTAAAGAAATTCTCATCTACTTCAAAACAAACAGAGATAACATCTCTTAATGCTGATGCAAAGATTGCTTGAGCAGATTTAACTTGAGTATCAAAGCCACCCATAAGCGCTTGCACGCCTTGTCCCGTAATGATACTTGCATCAATATTTCCAGTACGTCCCTCTGGATAACGTGTTCCAGTACGTAACTCTTGCTGTAGTAATGCCTGTTCGGTAAATGCTCCAGGTGGAATATTTAAATCAACACGGCGTACACCAGCAGGGTTAGCAGTACGGATAACCGCATCGCCACCCATTTCAAGTTCATTAACATCGGCAGGTAAAACAATTGGTGCTTGTACAGATTTCTCCGCTGCTTCCATCGCTAGTAATGCGAACCTATTACGAAGTAGTTGGATACCTAGTACATCATCAAACTGTCCACGCATTTCGCCATCCACGGATGGACGACGTGCTACTACAACCATCATTTTACCAATAGGATTTTTAGCCTTTGATAAAACTAAGTTATTGCGTTCTGGTACATACAGTATAGATTGTTGGTCGTCATAGTAACGAATAACTTCTAACTGGTAATTCATATCTGACTTGTATAATTGCTTACCAAGTAAGATATTTGCATACTCAGGGAACTGTGATGCTAGTTCTCCTGCTGCCATATAGTAGCGTTTAGCGAAGGCAATACAACGCCCATAGCGGTCAAACTCTGGGTAAGCGCCCACTGGGTTTTCTATTCTGATGCGTGGTAGCCCTGCTTCTTCGTCTAATTCAATAATGAAAGGGACGAAACCAAATGTGATGTATAGGTCTGCACCTGTATACATCTGAACTTGTAAATCTGAATTAGCAAAATAATTTGTTGCAATACGAGTACGTGTGTCAGCAAACTTACGGGCACGGTCATTAGCCTGATTTGCTGCAGAACAGTTTACTGATGGCAATGGTGCCATTACCTCTGATAGGTCACGGGCAACAATGTCAATAAAGTTCGCAACTACGTTAGCATCTATACCTTCTGGAAAGAAGTCTGGATATACAGTTGCAATCTGTCCTTTACGAACAGCAAGTACATCTTGTTGACGTGAGTCTCGTTCGGCAGCACGTTCACGTAGATTTTCTACGCGGGCTGAGATTTGTTCTATAGAGAGCATTTACTTCCTAACCATAGGTTTGTTGCCATTGCTCTGCAATCGCATCATCTAAATTTATTGAATGTCTTTTTGACGCCTGAGCCCTAGTAGCCCATCTATTATGAGCGTACTTTTGAACGTAGGAGTTTTGTTGCATAAATTCACGGCATCTAATTACAGCAAACCAAAGTGCCATAACGCAGTCAGTCTTGCCTCTGGTCTGTGGTTTCCAAGTTAATAGTTGTTGTACTAAAGCCTTAAGTCCTTCAGAACCTTCAGTGCTTGGTAACTCAATAAGGTTGTTCTTTTGGTGTTTACCATTGGCGCTATTTCCAAACAATGTGGACATAGAAGCGACACCAAAACTTGTGTCCCATTTGTTTTTTCCAGTGAAGTGAGCATTGAGGCGAACGCCGTGAGTTGCCAGCCATTGTTGTAAGTCTGTGTCAAGGGCGTAGGCTTTTTGGTGTGCGTTGATTTCAACTCTGAGTTCTTGCGGTTTATACCTTTGAACAAAATCCTCAATTGCTTGCCTAATCTTTTGTGGTGTAGGTTCTGCCATATCCATACAGTCCAACACATAAATTTTTCCATCGTGTCGGTTATATGTTGTAGCCACAAACGCTGCACGACCTGCACCCATTGCAGGGTCAAATCCTACAACAGTATATCCTTCTACTTGACTTGGATGTCCAGCAGAGCCTGGTCTCAAAGGACCACGCTTTCTCATCCCATTAATAGAACCCTGAACAAGTTCAGCGGGAAAAATGGAATCTTCTGTTACATCTTCCTGCTGATAGACCAGCGCCCAAGTAGAGGGAGTTACTTCGCCTCGGCGCCGTGCTAGTGTTGGTCCGTCCCACTTAGAGTAGAGTCCTTCTTCGTCAGGTGTCTCATCATCGCCATCCCACGGAGAGTCCGACTTCGGCCAAAGCGTAACCCAATCTTTTGTTTTTTCCGCATACTGTAATACAGCAGGCATACCCATATAAGTAAAAGGTGACCTACCCCCAGACCAATGCTTCGGGTCACGGAGTTCTTTATAGAAATCAGTTGGCGCAATTCTTGTCCCTACCACTAACAACTTACCATTTTTACCCAAACGGGTAATTACTTCTTTTTGTAACCAGTTAATCTGCTTCTCGTACTCGTGAGCATTAGCAGTTGTAATACAGTCGTCCAAAATAATTAGGTCGGCACGGGCACCGTAAATTTGACCGCCCATACCGAGTGCCTGAATAGTCGGGTCTTTCTCGGATGAATTACGAGCATCGCTACCTAAATAGACGGTATCAACACGCCAGGTATCGGAATCTTCCTTCCATCCCCCCTCTGGTCCAAAAGTTGTTTGCAACTTCAACCAGCGTGGGTGGCTTAACCTTTGTTTGATTGCGTACACGAATTCCCGTGCTTTGACCAACGTCTTAGAAACTACGATGATTCTGACATTAGGATTTAGCGCAATGCGATATGTAGAGTAGTTCACCGTAATCACGGTGGACTTAGCGTGCTCAGGTGGCACGTTCACAAGAAGACGATTTGGGTCGCCCTTCTCATAAATCATATTGTTATGAAGCCAAGATGGCTCCTGCCCCTCTAGCAAGTCAATCCAATCTTGATGATGTGGAAAAACTTTTTGGTCTAAAAACATTTCTGAAAACTCGGGGAACTTAATTTCATCCCTGGATATACCCAAAGCGGTCAATGACCGTTCTTTAGAATCTTCTTTGGCTTGGGCTAGGTCAGAGGCAAACTTAGAATCCCTCATACACCAAATACGAATGGTGTCGGGTTGCTTACCCA